GGACAATGGCGGCGGTAGCCAGTGGACTGCACGCTCGGCTGACACCTACACCAATTACCGCTTCCAGGTTGACGCGGTAGGCGGCGGTCAACCACATAACAACATGCCACCATATCGCGCTGTCTATATGTGGGAGAGGGTGGCTTAAATGTATCTCTTGAAGTATGCAGGTAATGTGCTTCATGACCCACGTACAGACGTTCAAATCTCAGCTGGCAGCTTAAAGGAAGAGTCGGGACAATCCCCGGCTCTTTCTCTTACTATCCAGCCAACGCATCCGCTCTGGGACAGCTTCACCCGTGACACGGTGATGCTTCCAAACAGAGAGGTTGAGTTGGTCGAGTATGAGACTGGCATTGTTCTGTTCCGTGGCCGTGTCAGAGCAATCTCAATGGAGTTTGACGGTAGTAAGAAGCTGACCTGCGAGGGTGCTATGGCGTACCTCAATGACACTACCGTGAGACCTTACAAGACTTATGACACGGATGAGATTGAGTGCGACATCAACGCTCCAGCTGAAGCCGACAAGTTATTTGAGTGGTTCATCGAGCAGCATAACGCACACGTTATGAATGCGTGCGAGAAGTTCATAATTGGCGTTAATGCTGGCGCGAATTATGGCAAGCTGCAACGTGGCACAGGCACACGCCCCGCAACGCTCAAAGAGATGCGCGACAAACTCGAGAAAGCGTGCGGCGGTTGGTTGCGTGTGCGATATGACGCAACAGGATCTATTATCGACTGGCTACCAGATACGGGCGCAGCAGAAACAACTCAGAGAGTAGAGCTAGGCAGTAACCTTCTTGACCTCGACACACAGGTTGACGGCAAAGACATCTACACGGCTATTGTTCCTGTTGGTAAGACTGGCAAAGGTAGTGACGAGCACAAAGTCAACGTATCAGCTGAGACTGCTTATGTTCCTTTCGGCTTTGCAATCCAGGGAGATGCAGTCGTTGATATGGCAGCGGTCGAGAAGTATGGACTTATTGAGAAGACGATGTCCTACGACTTGGATAAACCGCAAGCACTTGCTGATAAGGCTGTTGCAGACCTTGCAGCTGGCAAGCTTGATGACTCTATTGAGGTGTCAGCGTTCGACTTGCACAACCTCAATGAGCAAACACTACCTATCGACTTCTTAGACCGTGTATTCGTCAAGAGCGAGCCACATGGCATTGAACGTTACATGATCTGCTCAGGCCGCACCATTAACCTTACTAACCCAACCGCAACTCAATACAAGCTTGGTGCAATTACTGCAACACTGACAAAGGGAGCCACGAGCTCACGAGAGTCCGCGCAGGAAAGCATTGTAAAGCGTGTTACTTCTCTCTCTAACGCAACTAGGAATATCGCAAAAGACGCAGCAACAACAACTATCAAAGTTGCAGCCGTTGAGGAAAAAGCGGTAGCGGTTGAGAAGAAAGCCGATGCAGCCACAGAGAAGATTGCTGACGTAGCAACCACAGCAACGGCGGCGGCGCAGAAAGTTGAGACTGTCGCGGCTAAGGCTGAGCGTGCGGCAGAGGAAGTGAGCAACGTAGCCACAGACGCAAAGAACGCAACAACAGCAGCAAAGGAGGCAAAGACCATGGCAACAGAAGCAAGCAACAAGGCAGAAGAGGTGAAGGCAACGGTTGATGATATGGCAAACGCTTTTTCTCACGATGAGAGCGGTGCGCATGTTGGCGACAAAGATGGCGTTCACACAACCATCGACAGCCACGGAATGAAGCTGTTGAAAGGCTCAGAGGAGCTTGCGAAGTTTGAACAGAGTGCAGTATCGCTTGGTGGCGGTGTGTTCAATATCGTAGACGGCTACAACTATGGTAAAGACGATACTAAAGTGACCGCAGTGTTTGCTAGACACTTACTATTTAATTTAGGTGGCGCTTTCTTTGTTAATGCTCCTACGATTAGGCTTGATGTATCAGATGGCCAAAATGGAAATACAGCTAAGGGCATTGGTTTGGGTTCGTTGGGGTTTATTGCTCGTGACAGAACCCACGGACGTGAAGAAGTTATAGCGTTTGAAGATTTAGCCAAGCTTATCAAGTTCACGTCTTGGACTACTCTGCAAGATGATGGCGTTTGTCGCGTCCGATATTGCATTCGTGGTGGCATGTTGTATCTCGATTGTTATCTAGCAGCTGGTTATTCAACTCGTACCACTACAGCGCAAATGCCTAAAGAACTATTACCAGCCATTGAGGGCTATCACTCTCTAGGCACACAGACGGGAAACAATACCGCCAAGATTTGGATTGGCTCAGCGAACTACAATGACGGTCATATTTACTTCTACAACTGGTCTAGCGGTTATGCGACTGGAATTATTCCAATTCTTCCTAAGAGTATGGAATAGAGGTGAGGTTATGAATCCACTAACATTCGAGCAGATTGTCGCTGCGGTGTCGTTTCTTGGAATGGTCTTGACGCTCATTAACGGTGCTAAGGCTATGACGCGTGCAAGCCAGGAAGACGCGATGCGACTTGTACGCATTGAGGAAGGCGTGAAGCAGCTCAAGAGTGACTTGGATGACACTCAGAAAGCCTTCACGGCGTATATGGCACGCACTGATGAAACGATCGTAAGTATTCGCGACACCCTCTCTGTTCACGATACCCGTCTTGCTGTGGTTGAGGATGTGACCCGCAATCAGGCGGGACGGCTGGAACGCCTGGAACAGGCGCATACACACTAATTCTGATTTAAGGAGCAACAACATGATTAACTGGAAAGTACGTCTACATAATCCCGCATGGTGGTTGGGAATGGTTGGAATTGTCATGAGTCCTATCCTGGCATATCTGGGGCTTGCTTACTCGGACCTCACCACTTGGGGAAGTCTTGCTGATGTGTTCGTGAAATTCATCAGCAACCCATACCTGATTGGCACGGTCGTGGTTGCCGTCTTGGGTGCTATCGGTGTCACGGTTGACCCAACAACAAAAGGGATTAGCGATTCTGCACGTGCAATGACGTATGTACAACCTTCTGAGCGTCCTGCAAGTTACATGACAGGCAACGCTAAACCAACCAACACACAGCCAAAAGAAGAGCCAAAAGAAGAGCCAACAAAAGAAGAGGTAAACAATGCTTAGGGGCATTGACGTAAGCGGTTATCAGGCATTGGGTGCGACATACTCGCACCCTAATGTCGAAACCGCATACAGTGGTTCTGACTTCGTGATTGCCAAGGCAACGCAAGGCATCCAGCCAATGAACCGCTACATGACCGCACAACTTCAGCGTGCGCTTGCTGATGGCAAGCTCATTGGCGTGTACCACTATGCAGAAGGTGGCTCACCTGTTGCAGAAGCTGACGCATTCGTGGCGTGCGTCTCTGGCTACATTGGCAAGGCACTTCTGTGTCTGGACTGGGAGAATGGTGACAATGACGCGTGGGGCTCAACAGTTTGGGCAAGGCAGTTTGTTGACCGCGTCTATGCTAAGACAGGCATCTATCCTGTTGTGTACACATATCCTGCTGGACGCTCGCAGGTAGCGTCTTGTGCTGACGTATCGCGTCTTTGGATTGCAGGTTACCCAGACAATCGCTTCTCGTGGGAATTACCTTCCATGATCTACAACACAGGCGCATGGTCTGACTGGACTATCTGGCAGTATTCCAGTGCGGGCGGTACTGTTGACCTCGATGTGGCAAAGCTAACCTACGCAGAATGGGAGCAGCTTGCACAGGGTGAGTCCAAGTTCGAGCCACACTGGGTCAAGAATGCGACAGGCTGGTGGTACGCAACAAGTCCAAGTGCTTACTACTACAGTCAGTGGGCATTCATCAACGGTTCCTGGTACTACTTCGATGCTCGTGGATATGCAGTTACAGGCTGGTTCTTTGACGGCACAGATTGGTTCTATCTTTGCCCGGATGAAGGACCGCAAGAGTGCGCTATGCTCACGGGTATGCAACATATCGGAAGCTATGACTACTACTTTGCTAATGATGGACGCATGGCAACGGGTATCTTTGATGCAGAAGGCAAGAAGTACCTTGCTTCCGAGAATGGCAACCTACTTCCTGCTGGCGTTCACGTCCACAATGACCACGCTTACGCAGTCAACGCAGATGGCTCTGTCCAGGCTGATAGCACGGTGCAAGTCGACACTGATGAAGCTGGTCGATTGACTTCACTGCACTAACACTAAACCCCTCTCGCTTCGGCGGGAGGGGTTTCTTTTTTATTCCGTTTTGGTATAATGGAGCTACGATAAAAAAGAGCTGGGAAGTTGATTTATCTGCTCTTTTATACGGGCTGTGTATAGTGCATAGCCCTAATTTTTATGGGTAAATACTCCACTTTGATTTTTGCGTGGCTTAAAACGGCTTACAATAAGCCGTTTAACTGGGATTTTGTAACGTTGAATTTAACTTCTTTTTATTGATTGTTTCAATCTGATTAACAGTACCGCCATATGTTCGATTTTATAATTTTTGGATTTATCGAGGTAGACAGCTTATAAAAATAGTTAAAATTTTTATTCGAACAGGTATTCGTTTTTTAAATTGGCTTGCAGAGGGGGTGCAAAAAGGGTGCACTTGTAAAAAATTTTAACAAAAAAGGTAGACGGCAAGCCATCTACCTGGAGTTTTTGGTGCCTCCTGCGCGATTCGAACGCGCG